GCTTTCCTATATTACAAACCATGGTTGATGTAAATACTACATATAAAACAAATAGTTATGGATACAGAGATTCTGAAATAAAAAAAACTGATATTGTTTTTTCTGGATGCTCTTTTACATTTGGAGTAGGAGTAGAAGAAAATAATCGCTGGAGTAATTTTATAATTAATAAAACTGGAAAAACTGGAACAAACTTAGGAATTCCTGGAGGATCAACAATAATAAATATTTTAAATTTTTTTGCATATTGTAAAGAATTTGGAAACCCAGAATATGCTTTCTTTTTGTTTCCCAATTTTGAAAGATTAACATTTCCAGGAACTTTTTCTTTTTTAAATGGTGAACGTTTTTTACAAACTCCTAAACCTGCATTAACATTGCAGACTTTTGATTTAAGTCAAAAATATCAAAGAAATTTAGGAGATTTGGATAGACCAAAGCAATTAAAGAGTCCATATTCTTTTGAAGACACAATTTCTTTAGATATAGCATATTGGATAAATCTTAATTTAATAAATATGCTAGACTTATACTGCTCATCAAACAATATTAAATTATCTTGGTCTGTTTGGGATATACATGCAATTAAGTTGATTAGAAATATAAAATTAGTAGAATCCAACGCTTTTTTATCTTATGCTGAGTCTGACGTTGAATATTGGAAGTACAAGAAAGACATTGATACAAGTATTTATTATGATGGAAACTGTCATATTGATATAGGTAAAGAAATCGGAAATTCATTCCATAGAGGTTTAGATGTTGAGCGTGGTAGTGGAACACATCCTGGAGTGCATCAACATATACATTTTGCAAACACCTTTTTAAAAAATATGAATTTGGAAATAATTTAATGATAATTTTAGGAATAAATGAAACATCTCATGACGCTTCTGTTTCATTAATTCAGGATGGAGAAATACTTTTTGCAGGGCATGCAGAAAGATATAGTAAACAAAAAAATGACTGGTATATTAATGATGATCTAATAAAAGATGCTTTGTCATATGGAAAGCCAGACTATATGGCCTACTATGAGAAACCCCTTCTAAAGGCTTCTAGACTGCTTTTAAAGGGTGGTTCTGGAGATTGGATGCCAAGGTTTACAATAGATAATATTCCAGTTAAAACATTTAAACATCATTATTCTCATGCTTGTGCTGGATATTACACAAGCAAGTTTAATGATGCCGTAATTGTTGTGTTAGACGCAATTGGCGAATATAATACTTCTACAATATGGGTAGGAGAAGGAGAGAGAATTAAGTTAAAATACAAACAAAACTATCCAGTAAGTTTTGGTTTATTTTATTCAGCATTCACTCAACTTATTGGCCTTATGCCAAATCAAGAAGAATATATTATGATGGGTATGGCTGCATATGGGGATTGGAAAAAATATTATAAAGAAATCAATGAATATTTTCCATCATATAAAAAACAAGCCTATAATTTTCATCAAGGCATAACAGACTGGAATATGCTAATAACAGAGCAAGATAAATTTGACATTGCAGCAGCAGTACAATTTGTATATGAACAAAGACTCAATGAGTTTATGCATATGGCCTACTCAATTACTGGTAAAAACAATCTAGTATTTATGGGTGGCTGTGCTTTAAACTCTTCTGCAAATACCCTGCTTTGGAATATTTTTAAAGATGTCTGGATAATGCCAAACCCAGGAGATGCTGGATCATCTTTAGGTGCAGCAGCAGCACTATACGGAAAGCATATTGAATGGAAAACTCCTTATCTTGGACATGATCTTGGTGGAGCATATCCAGTAAATGAAATTGTCCAGGGTATATTAAAAGATGGAATCGTAGCCGTAGCATCTGGAAGAGCAGAGTATGGACCAAGAGCATTAGGAAATAGGTCAATCCTTGCTGACCCAAGAGATCCAAACATAAAGGATAAAGTTAATAGAATAAAACAAAGAGAACTTTTTAGACCATTTGCTCCAGTTGTTTTAGAAGAGTTTGCAAGTGAGTGGTTTGACATGGATTTTCCTTCGCCATATATGCAGTATACGGTTAGATGTAAATATCCAGATAAAGTGCCTTCAGTAGTTCATGCAGATGGAACTTCAAGGGTTCAGACAGTAAATAAAAGCCAACATCCTGGCCTGCACATGGCTTTAAGAAAGTTCTACTGGGATACTGGAGTTCCGATGTTCCTAAATACCAGCCTGAACATCAAAGGACAACCACTTTTGAATGATTCCCTTGATGTCCAGAACTGGCAAAAGGTTTATAACTCAGATATTATTTAGAGTGGAAACTTTTTCATCCACATTTTGGTCTTTGGTGTAATTCCATGCCAAGCAGACCAATCTCTTCCTTCATTGCTCATATAATAGGCCACTTGAGCATTTAAAACGGGATTTAAGAGGTCTGCATTATAATTAAGACCAAATTTAGCCCTACGCTCTGGACCCATGACTCTAAGCATGTTTATTTGGAACATACCAAATGAAGAATCTCCAGTTTTACTATTATCAGTATAAGCAAGAGGTCTTCCATTAGATTCTTTTTTAGCCACGGACCAAGCCTCTATCAAATGCTTTCCTTTAAATCCAACTGCAAATAAAAGTTCTTTCAATTGACGATCTGTAAGTTTTGTTGAATTTTGATACTTTAAAAGAGTACCAGCATTTTGAGTCAAATGTGTTACATTTTTTGCTCTAGAAACCAAAAAAACCGCCTTGGCGGTTGATGTAGCATTAAGCATAGGTTTACTTAAATTATTTTCGGTACTCAAGGCGTTAGCCTTTCCAATAATTAATGTAAAACCAAGCACGAATGCGAGTACCCCTATTAGAAATTTTTGATCATTTTTCATAGTTTCCTCCTTAGAAAACAATAACACCTGGCAGGTGTATAACTATAGTATAACACTTAAAAAATGTTATGTCAAATGAATTTACGCTCAAATCAAAAAACTTTTTTACTTATTTTGAGCGTGGTATAATAGAAATACTATGGCTACTGGCTCTACTCCAATATACAATATTCCATACCCTTTGTCAACTGACCTTGTGAATGTTCACTCAGACATGTATGATTTAGCCACATCGCTTGAAACTATTTTTGGTGTTTTTAACGTATCTCTTTCATTTCCAAATACTTGGACAAATTTAAATATTTTTGAAACTACTTCCACAAGTCCAACAGTAACTATTACTCAGGCTGGATTGGGTCATGCATTATTGGTTCAAGATGAGGCATCAGATACAAGTCCTTTTATTATTGATAATTCTGGAAATGTTATTATTGGAAAGACTACTGCAGCAAGTGCAAAATTAGATGTTGTTGGTGGTGCAGTATTTACAGGAACAGTTACTGCAAGTTCTTTTATTGGGACAACATATTTAGGAACAACTTCTCTAGCATTAAATAGATCCTCTGCAAATCAATCATTAACTGGAATATCTAGCATTGCATTTCCTGGATCAACATCTGGAACTGCAACACTTTCTGCATCAGCAACTGCTGGAACAACTACAATCTATTTGCCAGCAACTTCTGGAACCCTTATTGCAAACCCTATGACAACGGCTGGAGACATTCTCTATGGAGGTGCTTCTGGAGCCCCTACAAGGCTTGCTGGAGGCTCTGATGGCTATGCTTTAACATATGACTCTGCAACATCTGCACCAAAATGGACAGCCGTTGCAGCAGGATACTCTGCGCCAACTATTGGATCAACTTCAATTGGATCAGGAGCAACAGTTACTACTATTACGGGACTTACATTAACAACACCAGTAATTAGTTTAAATACAACTTCAAACTCCGCTACTGGTAGAATTTCATGGGATTCAACTAATAAGGTTTTACAAGTTGGAGATGGAACAGTAGTTACAAATATTGCTCCATTTACTGTAAATCAAACTGCTAAAACAAATAACTATACTCTTGCACTATCTGATGCAAACACCCTTATTCAGATGAATGGATCTTATGCATTTACTGTTCCACTTAATGCTACAGTTGCCTATCCAGTAGGAACTCAGATAACATTAATTGCTCTTACAACTGGGGCAACTGTGGCCTTTACTTCTGGAATAACATCATATTATTCTCCAGGATTAAAAATAAGAGCAGCAGGATCAATGGCTACATTAATAAAATTAGCAACAGATACATGGGCCTTAACTGGCGACTTGTCAGCATAAACAATTTCTGATATACTTTAAAAACAAAGAAAAGGGGAAATACTATGGCAATTGATTTTGGATCACTTCTTACTGTTGAGCAAAAAATAGAAATTATTCAACAAAGAATTAACCAATTTGCTTCTGAAGCATACCAATTAACGTTGAACAAGAAATCAGCAGAAACTCTTGGAAGAGAAGAACAACTTGAAATTATTGAAAACAATCTTGTTCTACTTGAGTCAGCAATTTCTATTCATCAAGAAGAACTAGCAACACTATCTTAATTCTCAAATACTGAGACTACTTTTACAAACTTAAAGTCCTATGCCTAAACATTAGGTGTAGGCTTTTTGTTTTACGTTTGTTATTGGTTTTAATTAGTGGTATACTTAGGGAGTACTTTACAAAACTAAAAGTACCTAATCCAATTTACTTGAAAGGTAACAACAAATGTCAGATTTCTTTTCTTTTCGTCTTGTAGACGACTTCATCAACAAATATTCAGAGGTTCCAGCACCCTTTGGATTTACGGATGCAGGAGGAAACTCATTAGGAGAAATTACATTTATTCGTACATATTCTCGTGTAAAAGAAGACGGTACAAAAGAAAAGTGGTATGAGGTTTGTAAGCGTGTAATTGAAGGAATGTACTCTGTACAAAAGAACCATGCTAAAGAAAATCGTCTTCCGTGGAATGACAATAAAGCACAAAAGTCTGCACAAGAAGCATTTCAAAGAATGTTTGAATTAAAGTGGACCCCACCTGGAAGAGGGCTTTGGGCATTTGGAACCCCTATGGTTATGGAAAAGCGCAACTCTGCTTCACTTCAAAACTGTGCAATGGTTTCTACTCGTGATATTGATAGAAATGATCCAGGTGCATTGTTTGCTTGGACTATGGATGCCCTTATGCTTGGCATTGGTGTTGGATTTGATACCGTTGGACAAGAAAAACAAATGTCTATTTATGCACCAACAGAGCCAGTAAATATTTATGAAATTCCAGATACTCGTGAAGGTTGGGTAGAATCAGTTCGTTTATTAATTAATTCTTTCTTGCGACAAAACCAATCTATTCAAGAATTTGACTATAGTCTTATTCGCCCATTGGGTGCACCTATCAAAGGCTTTGGTGGAGTAGCCAGTGGCCCACAACCATTGATGGATCTACATACACGAATTAGAAAAGTTATAGGTTCTAGAGCAGGAGATATCCTAGATGCCCGTGCAATTGTTGATATTGTTAATTTGATTGGAACATGTGTTGTATCTGGAAATGTTCGTCGTTCGGCAACACTTGCTTTAGGTGCTGCAGGAGATGAAGAGTTTATGAATCTTAAAAATGGAGAAGTATTTCCAGAAAGAAATTCTTTTGATCCAAAAAATCCAGGTTGGGCTTGGATGTCTAATAATTCTATTTCTGCATCAGTGGGAACAAAATATGAAGATTATGTTGATGTAATTTCTAATAACGGAGAGCCAGGTTTTATTTGGCTTGATGTTGCTAGAGACTTTGGTCGTCTTGCAGATCCAGCAGATGGAAAAGACTATCGTGTTATGGGTTTCAACCCTTGTGCGGAGCAGCCATTGGAAAGTTATGAACTTTGTACACTTGTAGAGGTGCATTTAAATCGTCATGATTCCAAGGAGGACTTCCTCAAGACGTTGAAGTTTGCATATCTTTATGGAAAGACTGTAACCCTAATGCCAACTCATTGGCAAGTAACAAATGGAATTATGCAACGCAATCGTCGCATTGGAACATCTCTTACTGGTATTGCTTCATTTGCAGATACAAATGGACTTCCTACAACTCGTGAATGGATGGATGAAGGTTACAATAAAATTCGTCACTATGATAAGCAATATTCAGAATGGCTTTGTGTTCGTGAATCAATTCGTGTAACAACAGTAAAACCTTCAGGATCTGTATCACTTCTTTCTGGTGCAACTCCAGGAGTTCACTGGGGTCCAGGAGGAGAGTTTTTCCTTCGTGCAATTCGTTTTGGAGAACAAGACCCTATGCTTCATTTGTTTAAAGCAGCGGGATATAAAATTGAAAAAGATGTAGTATCAGCAAATACACAAGTAGTATATTTCCCAGTACATTCAGGACATCCAAGATCTGAAAAAGATGTTAGCATGTTTGAAAAGATTGGTCTTGCAGCAACTGCTCAAAAATATTGGTCAGATAATGGTGTTTCTGTTACACTATCTTTTGATAAAGAAGAAGAAACTAAGTTTATTGCTCCAGCACTTCATATGTATGAAGGTCAGTTAAAAGCAGTTTCATTCCTTCCAATGGGGAATAAAACATATCCACAACAACCATATACTCAAATTACTAAAGACGAATATAATGAATATATTGGTACAATTGCTAAAATTGATTGGAATGCTATTTATGATGGAGTAGAAAATCTTGAAGCAGAGGGTGAAGCCTATTGCACTACAGATGTTTGTGAGATTAAAATAAAATAACCTTACTATGGTAAAATAGGGATAGGAGACTAATGACAAATCTATCCAATCTTTACATAGAAAAGGTGCTATCTGAGCATCCAATAGCCACGTGGGTTCTTGGAGATGACCTTGGATATATTTCTCTTTTATCTGAAACTAATAGAAAAATGCAAGAATCTGGTCAATGGACACTTACACATTCTACTGCATCTATTGAAACTTCTCCACCAGGAGATGAGCCATTTCCAAACTCTAATACCAGTAAAATCATTGGATCAGTACCAAGTTCTTCTTTTATGGATATCTTAGAAACAAGTATATTTTCTTTAGATTCAACAAAAATAAATTCAAGTTTAGGAAATTTAACAATTGGATTTTATGTTTATATTAATAATCCATATACAACTGCAATTTCTTTAGGATATCAATATTATAATACTGGGACTTTGTCAAATGTTTCAGTTATAAAAACGATACCAGTAACTTCTTCAAATACAAACTCATGGCTATTTGTTTCTGGAGTTTTTGATTTACCTACGGTTGCTTATTCTACAGTAAAATTACTTGTTGGAATGACCGTTAAATCTGGAGGAGGATCTGGAGATTATAACTTTTATATAAACGGTTTATCTGCTGGACAATGGTCTGAAGATTTTAATAGAACATCTTTAGGAATTACATTAGACTCAATACCTACAACAATTGCACTTCCAGACACACTAAAAACAATTACTGCAAAACAGTATTCAACATATCAAAATAATGCTTATTATTTATCAAATAGTTCAACTTTATTTGCTAAAAATTTTGGAATTCCCTTAGTATATGGATCATCAAATGTTACTAAACTTTATGAAAATAAAATTGATACCATTAACTATCCATCTATCATATTTCCAGGACATGGATTTTTAAATGAAAGGGGAAAATATAATTCTTATACTGCAGAAATGTGGATAAGACTTAATACAGATACCAATACACCAAGAAAAATATTTGGTTCAATATCTAGTGAAGATGGTTTATATGCAGATGGTGGGTTTTTAAGTTTAGTTATTGGTAGCAATTTTTCTTCTCATTATGTAGGTGAATGGAATAGGCCAATGTTGCTTGATATTAGGTTTATTAAAAATAATGCAAGTGTACTTTTAAATGGAGAAGAAATAATTAGCATTACCTTAGATGAAACATCTATATCTTTTCCTTCCGAATTTAATATTGATGGAAAAAGTCAAGACTGGTTAGGATTTTATTGTTATGATGATGTTCATCCATTTGAACTAGATTCTTTTGCACTATATTCTTATTCAGTCCCAGTTGAAGTAGCAAAACGCCGTTGGGTGTGGGGTCAAGCAGTTTTACCACCAGAGGCAACCAATTATTCAACAAATGCAACTACAGCATTCAATGACTACTCATTTGCAAACTATTCATCTAACTATAATTATCCAGATTTTGCAAATTGGAATCAAGGATTTTTTAGCAATGTAAATACCTCTAAACAACTTATTCAATTACCAGATTACAAACTTCCAATTTTTTATCTTGATGAAATTCCTTATGATACATGGATTCAAGATATTCATGATACTCAAGAAGACGATCTTGAAAAATATTTTACATTTAGACCAACACCTTCTTGGGATGAAAAAAATTGTTATATTCTATTTAACAGACTAGATATTTTAAATGAAGATTTAAAAATGTTTTATGGAGTTTTTGAATCAGATGGAACATCAGATAATGAAATTCTTTTTAAAATAGTTAATAAAAATACAAAAGATTATTTTATTTGTTCCTTAACTGGAACAGATGTAACATATTCTTTTAATATTTCAGGATCAAATCAACAAATTTCAGTTCTTTCAATTGAAACAAATGAAGACTTTGTTTGTGGATTAAACTTATCACAAATTTCCAATCTTTCTGGTTTTCCTGAAATTAATAACTTTTTTTCAATACCATCAAATTTGTCCCTATATGTTGGTGGAGATGGATCAAGAACTTATACAGGATTAATCCATAAATTTGGTTTTAATGCAGAGTATAACACTAAAAAAATTAGCAGCACCTTTATTGATGACTATGGAATATTTAAGCCTGACACGGCTATTGGTAATACAATGATTAATCATGTAGCAAATTACACTCTTACCCTTTTATATAAGTATGATCTTCTTTTTGCAGATATTTCCGTAGCAGGATATTGGGAAGATTACATCCCATTATCTTATTTTGGTAAAACAACAAAAAAGTATAATGGTAAAGAATACTATGACCTTGATTCAATTCAAGTAAATTTAGATTATCCAGAGCCAATGGAGAAATCTTCAACAGAGTCAACTGGTTCTTGGACATATCAAGATCTTAAGATTAGATATCAAACAATTGACGATTCATTTTATTTACAATCATATGGACAACTTGATAACAATATTTATAATGGTTGGGATAATTATCAAGATATGTCAGAAGATTCTCAAAAATATTATGTATATAATACTTCAAATAATTCTGTTAAAGCATATATTTCTTTTCAAAAAGTTATTGATGGAGCAAATAAAAATTTAGTTGATTTTGATTATATTCAATCAATGCCAATCTCTGGAGTTATTGAACCAGACTCTTCACAACAATTTTGGGAAAATGTTGCATTTGAGGTTATTGATGGAGCAATAATTTATGCACCAAAACAAGATATTGATTTAGATTATGATTTAAATTTTAATGAGTGGGCTCTTGTATCTCATATAGATTTTTCATCAGATGGAATTTTGCATAACCCAATTAAATTTAGAGACTTACAATTTGCATCAAAAGTTCTTGAAAGAGATGATTTTTCAATTATAGGAACTAAATTTGGAACATCTTTATATCCATATAGAAAAACTGGTGTGTATTATGATTTTAAAGGAAAAAATCCAATATCAACATATAAAGGAAGTACACCGCATCTTTACCTAAATAACAACACTGGCTGGCAGTTTAAAGGATCCTTTTCTCCATTAATTGAAAGAGGTCTATCAATGCCAGTAAATTCACAGCAGGGCATTGATTATAGAGTGAGTTCTGTACAAGTTTGGTTAAAGTTTTCAGAAACAGTATTTCCTACTTCTGCTAACTTAATTATGTCAATTGATCATAAAAACTCAATCTACGATTTTTATTTAATTGGAGATGCAAGTACTCAAAGAGGGCTTATATATGGAATTGATCGTACAACAGGAAATGCATTAGAAAATATAGTTTATTCAATAAATGGAAATTTAGTAGATACCCCATACATAGTGAATGAAAATTGGTCAGTACTTGGTATAGGTTTTTCAGATTTACTAGATTTTAGTGAATATGGTGGTCGCATTAATATTACAGGTCAACTAATTTTTAATAATTTATCATATTATCTTGCAAATAACTTACAGCAAAATCAGCAAATTCAGTCCAGAGTTTGGTCTGAAGTTAAAGCAACATCTGCTACTTGGACAGACTGGAAAACACCCTTAGACCTTAATTCTGATGGAGACTATTTAGATACTGGAGAACATGACGGAACATGGAGAAACCTTGACATTATAGGAACTTCTGCAATATATAATATTTCCCCAGATACAATCTATAATCACTATGTTGGAGTTGACAGAATTATAGTTGATGATGCTGTGGATGGAATCTTGGTTAATCCAGAGAAAATTAAAATATATTCTGGTCCTAACTGGTCAATTTCATTAAAGACTCCTGCATAATCTGGTATACTGATAGTTATGGATTCATTAATTAACCCAAAAACTGGTAAGCCTATTGTAGGAAATGTACGTCGTCAAGTCATAGATAAGCATTATGACTGGGGAATTTATGTGTATAAGAAGTCAAATGGCAAGTGGTTTACTGATGGAGAAGGTTCTGTCTTAAACATTGAGTCAATGAAAAATGATGTTGCTCAAATTACTAAGTTAAAACAGGCTGCAATTCACTATGGAGATCCAGGTGATGGAACATGTGTATTTGTCCCAGGTCTTACAAGAATTTCAGAAGAAGAGCATTCAGAACAAAAAGATAGATTCTTAAATGGTTTGATTCCATCAATGAATGACCTTGGTGCTTGGAAGGCTGCACAAGATACTTATAATAAGCATGGCAAGGAGGCTTTTGATGAGTGATGATTTTGAACAAACTTATGTAGGAGCAGCACTAAACACACAAGAAGCAGCAGAAAATCAATTTGCCAAAAGTGATCCATTTAATAGTGATTGGTCAACTTTAAAAGATCTTTCTGAATTAGAACAAAATTTTAAACGCCGAACAGTTCGTAATATTTCCAAGGCTGTAGATACATATAGTTCAGCAACAATGACTCGCTCTCCACAGCCTACTGATGCATATCTTACATCTGCTGGAGCAAGTCAAGTTGGAATAGATTCTGGTTCAAAAACAATCAATCCTGGAACAGTATATAGAAATGGTTATGGCATTTTTGATGTTATTACACCACCATATAATCTTTATGAACTTGCTAACTTTTATGATACTTCTTTTGCAAACCATGCAGCCATTGATGCAAAAGTAGAAAACGTTGTTGGGCTAGGTTATCATTTTGAAATGAATGCACAAACTATGATGAAACTTTCAGCATCTACTGATAGTTCAGCAACAGATCGTGCAAGAAAAAGAATTGAAAGACTTAAGATTGATACAAGAGAATGGCTTGAGTCACTTAATAGTGATGATAGTTTTACTTCTATTATGGAAAAAATTTATACTGATTTGCAAGCAACTGGAAATGGCTATTTAGAAGTTGGTCGCAAGGTCAATGGAGAAATTGGATACATTGGTCATATTCCTTCAACAACTATGCGTGTTCGTCGTCTTCGTGATGGTTTTGTTCAAATTATTGGTCCACGTTTAGTTTATTTCCGTAATTTTGGGGCAGACAATGTTAACCCATTAACAGTAGATACACGTCCAAACGAAGTAATCCATTTTAAAGAATACTCTCCACTAAATACATATTATGGAGTCCCAGATATTGTTGCAGCACTTCCTTCTCTTATTGGAGACACATTAGCAGCACAATATAATATTGATTATTTTGAAAATAAGGCTGTTCCAAGATATATAATTACTCTTAAAGGTGCAAAACTTTCTGCAGATGCAGAAGATAAAATGTTTAGATTTTTGCAGACTGGACTTAAGTCTCAGTCACATAGAACTCTTTATATCCCATTGCCTGGAGACTCAGACACATCTAAGGTTGAGTTTAAAATGGAACCAATTGAAAATAGTGTACAAGAAGGTTCTTTTGAAAAATATCGCAAACAAAACCGTGATGATATTCTGGTTGCACATCAAGTTCCTATTTCTAAACTTGGAGGATCAGATTCTGGCATAGCAGCAGCAATGTCACAAGATCGTACTTTTAAAGAACAAATTGCTCGCCCAGAACAAGAAAAAATGGAAAAGTTTATTAGTAAGATTTTAAAAGAGTTTACGGATATTATTGAATTTAAGTTTAACGAATTAACCCTAACAGATGAAATTGCTCAATCTCAAATTCTTGAACGTTATGTAAAGAACCAGATTATGCTTCCTAACGAAGCCCGTGAAATCCTAGATTTGCCACAAGCAGCCCATGGAGATACTCCACTGCAACTTAATGCAAAAGCAGCAGGGGACGCAAATGCAAATGGCAATAGAGCAAGAGATGCGGAGAGAACCAATAATGCTTCCGATACACCAGCAACTGTTGCAGGAAGGAATCCAAAGGGCGAAGGTAGATCTTCTCAATAGTTGAGATACTTGCTAAAATCTTTGGTATAATAGTAACGTCATGAATATAAATAAGGCTTCTTGGAGCACTAATAAAGATAATGTACGCCTATCAATGCCTATTGGCAAGGTAGATGTTGAGCGAAGAATTGTTTCTGGATTTGCTACTTTAGACAATCTTGATAAGCAAGATGACATTGTTTCAACAGAAGCAAGTGTTACAGCATTTAGCAATTTCCGTGGAAATATTCGTGAAATGCATGGTCCATCAGCGGTTGGAAAAATGCTTTCATTTAAAGAAGATCGTTACTTTGATCCAAATTCTAAAAAGTTTTATAATGGTGTTTTTGTTTCTGCTTACATTTCAAAGGGCGCACAGGATGCTTGGGAAAAGTGTCTAGATGGAACATACACAGGATTTTCAATTGGTGGAAATATTAAATCTTGGGATGATGCATTTAGCGAAGAAATGAATAAGAAGATTCGTATAATTAAAGATTATGATTTATTTGAACTATCTTTGGTTGATAGTCCAGCAAATCAATTTGCCAATATAGTTTCTATTGAAAAAGTTAACGGAGAATCAGTTATGTCTGGACCAGTAACAGAAGTAGAATTAGAAAATGTATTTTGGGATGCAGAAAACGGTATTGTTTCATTGTCAGAGGAAGAGTCTGCAGTAAGTCCAGTAGATGGAACTCCAATGAAAAATATAGGTTTTGTTGAAAAGAACGATAAAGATAATGCAGAAATGATAAAGTTCTTAGTTGATAGTGCTAAAGGCATTAAGACAATTAAGATGACAAAGGAGGATAGTCCAATGACAGAAGATACAACAGTAGTTGCAGATGTTCTAGAAACAGAAGCAACTCCAGAAGTTACAGATGCAGCGGTCGCTCCAGAGGCAGATGCCGAAACCCTTGAAGTCACAAAGGCTTCAACAACATGTCCTGATTGCGGAATGGCTATGGATGCATGTAAATGCGACACAAAGTCCGACACTGGTGCAGAAGATTCAACAGAAAAGGCTGCAAAGCCTCATGCTGATGAAGAGAATGCAGCAGAAAACGCAACTGAGGCTCCAGGAATGGAAGCAACAGAAGACGCAGAAGTAAAGGGTAAAGCAAAAGCAAAGGTGTCTAAGTCTGATCAAGTAGTTGTAGAAGCAATTACAGAAATCAAGAACAGCCTAACATCAGCCTTTAGCGATCTAGCAGCAACAGTTAAGTCAATCAACGATCAAGTTGCTGACCTAACAAAGTCCCTTGCAGGAGTTACAGAAGATGTCGCAAAAGTGACAACAGAAGTTTCATCAGTCAAAGGCAATTTTGATGAGTTTGGCAAGCGAGTAGATGCCGTAGAGCAAGATACCGCTTTCCGCAAGTCTGGCGATCTAGGCGAGATCGTGCAGTATGAGTCCCCAAAGACTCATAAATCCCTATGGGGCGGTCGTTTCCTCAAAAATACCGACCTATTCAGCAACTAAAAAAAAATATATAGAAATCACTAGGAGGTGAAATATATGTCAGAACAAAATACAGAGATCGTAAAGAACTATCCATCATCAACTGCTCCAGCAGGCGCACTGAACGGTGAAGGTTCTTTCGTATCAGGAACTTCAGCAGGCGATGCTACCCCTAACGGGTTTGGCGTTGTCACTAATATTCCTACTGCTCTATCAGGAGTAACATCAGGACCTAACGCAGTGAACCCAACAGGTGCACTTGGCGGTATCCTACTTCCAGAGCAGGCTCGTCGCTTTATTGACTATGTTTGGGATGCAACAGTTCTCGCCCAAGACGGTCGTAAAGTAACAATGCGAGCAAACACCATTGAACTTGAAAAAGTTAACGTTGGTGAGCGTGTAATTCGTGCTGCTGCTCAGGCATCATACGACTACACAAACGCAGGTGCAACTTTTACAAAGGTTGAGTTGACAACAAAGAAGATCCGTTTGGATTGGGAAGTTTCAACTGAAGCACTTGAAGACAATATTGAAGGAGGTGCTCTTGAGGATCACATCGTTCGTTTGATGACAAATGCTTTCGCAAATGACATTGAAGATCTCGCTATTAATGGCGATGGTGATACAGGTGCATTCCTTTCTATTATGGAAGGCTTTGTTTACAAGACAAAGGCTGGCGGTTCTGGAGCACACGAGTCAATCGTAACTGTTACAGACAACAAGTGGACAACAGATGTTATGCAAAATATCATTCTTGCTATGCCACGTAAGTATCGTGCACTTAAGTCAAACCTTAAGTTCTATGCTGGAACAGATGCCTTCCAAGGTATTATCAAGCATAACGGTACTCTTGCAGACGCAGTAGCAGAAGCATTTGCTAATCGTCCAGCAGGAACACCAGCAAACCGTCAAGCATACCTTGATGGCGCAGCACAGACATTTGGTAATGCTCGCACTACCCGTGTTCTTGGTGTAGACGTTCAGGAAGTTCCTTACTACCCTGCAGGCTTTGTAGATCTTACATTCCCTCAGAACCGTGTATGGGGATTCCAACGTGACATCACTGTAAACCGTGAATACAAGCCAAAGAAGGATACAATTGAATACACAGTATTCGTCCGCTTTGGTATTCAATGGGAAGAATTGGATGCAGTTGCTTACGCAGATGCAGCCTCAGAATCCTAATCGTTCATAATTGAACCCGAAGGGGGGATGGCCTAACAGTCATCTCCCCTTTTTCATTTAAGGAGAAATATGTCATACTCACATGAAGATGCAAGTAATCCATTTAACGGTGGAGGAGCCTTTGTAGTTGGTGGTGTTGGTGGCGCAATTGTTATGGGGCCAAGTGGAATGACAACTCAAATGATTTTGGGAATGGAAGATCCAGGTGCAAACATGGGAGACACATCAGGACCTAATGCTGTAAATCCATCTGGAACACCAAACGGTATTAGACATGCAACACAAAATAATTTTAGAAGTTCTAGTACAACATACAGAAGAAGATAATCATATTCTGGTATAATAAACACAGGAGGATTCAATGACAAATACAAATAGTGTTGCACTTTATTCAAAAAGCAATCTTTTTTGGAACGAAGTTGGATCACTAACTGTAGGATATAATATTGTCACTAAAGAAAAATCAGAAAGATGGCTACAGCATAGATCTGTAAGATTGGCTAGTCCTGAAGAAGTTGCTAAGGCATACGGTAAATAAACTATGATAATTAAAAGACAACCACCATATCCAATTGACATCAAATACGATGTTCCAACACCTAATGCTGATTATCTTTTTACGATTGAAAATGCTCCAAGAACCATTGAGGCACAAGTCACACTAACATCAGATGCTAATTCACAAGTAACTTATACACTTACTGGTGATTTTATTAAATATGATCATGACTATGCCGTTAACATTTATGAAACTGGCAATGACGCAGAAGAACATGTAGTTGTACAAGATGTTTTAAATATTATTAAGCCATATGTTGATGTTCGTCAATTGGTGTCAACTGCTACAGAAATAGCACAGTATGAAGCAGATGAACTTCTTGCTAGGACGATAATCAACTCCATTGTTGGACCACAAGGTTTTATGTTTGAAAAAAGCATTTTAGAAGTTGTTGGACAAGGAACAGACTACCTTTCTTTGTGGAGTCTTGCCTACAAAGTTTTGCAGGTATATGAGAATGGAGTATTAGTATATGACTCTACTCAAACACCGTCAAATTTGGGCGAATATACATATGGGATCACAATGGACAGATCAGCAATTTATAAGAACTTGGCTGGAGATACACAGGCCTATAATCGTGCAGAGAAAAAGCCTTTGCAATATCGCAAGTCCGTATCAGATTCATTTAATGCATATAGTGCTTTAGATACACCTACATTTAGTGCTAGCAATACTGGAGTAATGTTTCCAGAAGGTGTAGATTATGTAATTATTTATGAAACAGGGTATAGAGTTATTCCAAACGATATTCGTGATGCAACTATTAGACTTATGGATGACCTTCGTTGTGGGAAATTAGATTACTATAAGCGTTCAATTGACCAGTACCAAACAGATCAGTTTACAATTACTTGGGATCAAAGACATCTTGATGGAACTGGAAATCTATTTGTTGACAAGGCATTGGAAAAATATACGACATCACTTCGTAAACCATGGGTGATTTAATATGGTATTGGATAAATGTGAAACAGCAGATATTTATTTTCCTCTTTTAGCAGATATCTATTACCCAATGATTACTCAAGGGCAATATAATGAAGTTAAAAAAGAATGGGTTTTTGATAGAACAATAGCAATTAGTGCTGTACCATATTCTAGAAAAGGTATGGGAGAAATAACACCACAAGTATTTTTACAATATAAAGATACACTTATAACTAGAACAAAAAGAGATATTAGAGTTACAAGCAATGAGTCAAATGAAGCATTAACAAACATACTATTAACAAATATTAGAAATGTTAGTGGCACAATAATTTATCAAGAAACTGCAGGTCCACGCAATGGTAAAGGAACTATGTATGAAATAGCATCATTTGATGCACATGTAGAGCCTTACGGAGATATTGATTATTACTCAATGACAATTCGTAGATCAGAAAATCAGGCGGTTGGATAATGGAAGTAAAGTTTAATACAACTAAATTTGATAAAGATATGCTTAATTTTATTAATTATTCTATAGGATTTTTAGAAGGAATAGAACATGCAAAACCAATATTTTTTAAAGAGTTTGGTCGTGGAATTATTGCGGGATTAAATCAATATATTGATGCACACGCACGATCAAATCAAAAGGCACTACACCACGTATATGAATGGTATAAGACAGGATCTCCAGAAGCAAGACTATTTAACTTGGTGTCAGTTCCAACTACATCTGGTATATCCATTCAGTCAACATTTAAACAATCAAAAACTCTTTCAAAAGACTCAAAAACAATATTTAGAAATAAAGCACAGATTATGGAAGGTGGTCAGCCAGTAGAAATAGTTCCTAAAAAAGGATTATTGGCTTTTGATATAGGAGGAGAAACTGTTTTTACAAAAAAATCAGTTACAGTGAATAATCCTGGTGGCATAGCCGTTGTAGGTTCATACCAACAAACATTTGATTCATTTTTTAAAAATTATTTTTCACAATCATTTTTAAGGGCATCTGGAATATTAAATTATTTAGAAGATGTTTCTGTATACAAAGAAAATTTAAAATCAGGAGTTAGAGGTGGCGCAACAGTTGGAAAACAAACTGGGTACCGCTGGCTTCTTAATGCAAAGTTAGGAATTGAATAATGGGAAAAACAGTCCAAGATCTTCCACACCCACCTACATGGATTAATTCATATGTAATTAATGAACTATCTCAGTATGATGATATTGGAGTAGACTCATCATCTGCTCTTTCGCCAATTTTTGCGGTATCTCCAACTAACATGGAAGAACTATACAATAATCTTTTACAGAGTGGACCAATACAAGAGCCACTTATGATAATCTATGATAGATTAATGACCTTTAGACCAAATGCATTCTACCCTCATAAAAGAGAGCAACTAGTATATTTCTTATACAGCACAAAACTTGCTAATATTAATAATGCAGTAACAGTAATTTCTCAATTACTTGATAGAGAAGACGCTTCAGCACAAGACCTAAATCACTGGTGCTCGCACAATAAAAATGGCAAAAAATATAATGTTCATTTTCGTAACACAAAGGTCTATCAGGCTCAAGAATCAAGAGATTTATTGGACTTGGCCTCAGCAAGAACAATGTACGTCAATAAACTAATAATTGAGTATGACTTTCATTCAAAGCAAAACTTCGTTGGCTTTGATCCTGCAGTCATAGACCCTAATAATAACTACACCTAAAAACAATGTTATAATTAGGTTGAGGAAACACAACGCCGTACAACTTAATAACAAATTAAAGAAGAGGTGATATAAATGGCTTATACACGTGGTAATAATCAAAACATTATCGTGGGTGCAGCGTCATTCTTTGTTGCTGATTATATTCTAGGCAGCGGTGGACTTCCAGCAGTAAATGCTAATGCTTCATACCGTGATACCTTGAGTTCAGCATCAGGATTCAGAAACATTGGATACACATCTAATGGTCTTGAACTAGGTTTCCAACCAAACTTCGGTGAAGTTCAGGTTGACCAAATTCTTGACGTTGCAAAACTATACAAGCAGGGCATGCAGGTAAGTCTCAAGACTTCATTTGCAGAAGCCACTCTTGAAAACCTATTGGTAGCACTCGCATATAATTCAACTAACCTTACAGGAGCAAAGTTGTCCTCAGCAGGACAGACATTGGTTCTAGGTGCTGGTGATATTGGCGAATGCCCAGTAGAACGTGGCATTGTTGCCGTAGGACCTGGAACAGGCGACTGCGATGACTCTGATCATATTGAGCGTATCTATGCAGCATACCGTGCATTGTCAATTGACAACGTAACAGTATCAGCAAAGCGTGACGCAGCGTCTATGTTTGAAGTGACATTCCGTCTACTTCCAGATGACGAAACAGCATCA